GGGTCAAAGGAGACGCAGACACCCGTGATCCGCGCCTGCCAGGTGATCCTCGATCGCACCGGGTTCCCGGCCAGAAACGTCCTCGAGGTCAAGACGTCCGATGGTGATCGGCTCGATCTCTCGAAGTTGACCACCGAGGAGCGCGGGGAGATGACGGCCCTGGTGGCGCAGATGCGCGATCTCAAGAACCGGATCAAGGAACGGATACGGCCAAGCGGGGCGCAGCCGCCTACTCCATCGAGTCCGGTTGACGGTGCGCAGGTGCACTAGGCGCGTGGTATCATCGTGCTTCACGTCCGACGGGTTCGTCGGACGAGGGAGTTGCCGGCGAGCGGCGCATGTCTGACTCGCCTGGCGCTCCCCGCTTCTATGTCTGAAGGACCGGGCGACATGAGCGGCAACTTCAGACAAGGAGGCTCCGATGAAGAGAATTGTTGCGTCGGTGGCGCTCGCGCTCGTGGTGTTGACTGGTACTTCCCGCATCGCGTCCGCACAGTTCATCCCCCCGCCACCGATCGTGTGGTCGGTGTCGTGGCGTATCGTGGCGTTCTGGGGTGTCGTGGCGAGCGGCGTTTACTTCACCACGCAGCCGGAAAGCTTCTGTCAGATGGTCGGCGAGTGGTATCCCGAGTGGCTCGGGTTCAGTTGCGAGGAAGACATCACGCCGGTGCCGACGCCGTATGACGGTTACTGCGACTACAACGCACCATCCGACCCGGACTGCGGGCAGTAGCGGCGGCACTTTCACACACGGAGGCGCACGATGCGCAGAGAGGATGGAGGTCATGACCAGCTAGCAGCGTAGGAGGCTGCAGTCATGACCAAGGCACTTCGTAAGGCCAAGAACGAGGCGATGGCGGCGCGGATGAAAGCCCGAGGCGAGGAACGCACGACGGGCCGCTGCTGCATCTGCTACGTTCTCTACCACGCCGACATGCTCGGCGCGGGGTTCGCTTCACATCGCTGCTCCGTGCGCAGGCACGGCGCCTTCGACTCCGCGGAGAAGACGCGGAGGAAGACTTAAGGTTCTGCATCAGGCAGGCGGCAGCAGCACAACGCGGCGCCAGTGGCGCACGCAGCCGCTCATGCGGCTTCGGCCGGGGTCAGGTAACTAGGAGGGTGCGTCCGCGCTGAACAAGTGCGGCCACAAGCCGAACCCTGATCCCGGCTTTCATCCACAACGCGAAGGAGGGAAGGATTATCGAGAAGGCAGACTAGTGCTCGTCTCACAGACGCTCGATGATGAACTCAACGCGGGCCTTGATGACTTCGAAGTCATCACGCACGCAGAGGAGCAGGCGCTCTACGAGCGATCGCTCTACGAGTTCATGCGGGCCGCGTGGAATACGGTCGAACCCACGCGAGCACTCATCGAGAACTGGCACATTCGGGAGCTGTGTCAGGTCTGCGAAGAGGTGACGGCCGGTACGCTCGAGCGCGTCATCATCAACATTCCTCCCGGCACCCTCAAGAGTCTCATCGTCAGTGTGTTCTGGCCCGCGTGGATGTGGGCGCGGAACCCCGGCGTGCGCGTGCTCGCGGCGTCTTACGGTGAGCACCTGTCCATCCGAGATAACCTGCGCGTGCGGGAACTCATCGAGTCCCCGTGGTTCCAATCGTTCTGGCCCATCAAGCTCAGCGAGGAACAGAACACCAAGCGTCGGTACAACACGCACAAGGGAGGCTGGCGCATCGCCACGTCTGTGGGCGGACCAGGCACCGGCGAGCACCCGCACTATATCGTCATTGACGATCCGCTCACTGCGTTGCAGGCCGAAAGCGCTGCGGCGCGGAAAGAGTGCGTCTCGTGGTACGACCAGACCGTGTCCTCGCGCGGCAAGACCTCAGGCGTCAAGGTCGTAGTCATCATGCAGCGTCTGCACAAGGAGGACCTGACGGGACACCTTCTCGCGAAGGACAGCGGCTGGGTGCTCGTGCGCTTCCCCATGCGCTACGAGAAGTGCACCTGCCCGGGGCATGATGCGCCCGGCTTCGATGTGCAAGACGTTCTCGAGGAAGATCGCTGCCTGCCGCACAAGGCGGACCCTTCGTGGGCGCCGGACGAGCGGGACCCGCGCACGGTCGATGGCGAGTTGCTGTGCGAGGCCCTCATCAACAACAAGAGCATCAAGGAGCTCGAGCTCGATCTCGGGGCCTACGGCACCGCGGGGCAGCTGCAGCAGCGTCCCGTGCCATCAGGTGGTGGCCTCTTCAAGCGCGCGTGGTTCCGCTTTGCGGACAAGGCTCCCGAGCACAAGCGCGTCGTGCGTGGCTGGGATACGGCCGGCACGGAGAACGACGGCGACTACACGGTCGGCGCACGCATCAGCGAGGAGCTCGAGTTCGTTACGGACCCCGATCACCCGCGTCGGCGCCCCGTGCTCAAGGCGACTGGGCGATTCTACGTCGAGGATGTGGTGCGCGATCAGCTGGGGCCTGACGGCGTAAACCTGCTGATGAAGTCGACCGCGGACCTGGACGGCCACGAGTGTGCGCAGCGTGAGGAGCGCGAGGGTGGCGGGTCGGGCAAGGCGGTCATCGAGGCGCGCCGCAAGCTGCTCGTGGGGTATGACTACACCTTCACCGCCCTTGGGATGAACAAGGCGCTCCGCGCGAAGCCGTTCCGCGCACAGGTCGAGGGCGGCAACGTGTATCTCGTGCGCGGCCCATGGAACGAAGCGTACTTGCAGGAGATGGCGGACTTTCCGACCGGAAAACACGATGACCAGGTAGACGCGTCGAGCTGCGCCTTCAACGCGGTGCTCCTCGAGCCCCTTCCGAGAAAGCAGAGGGCCACATGGTAAGGAATCCGATCAGCGGCGTAGCATTCGTCCTCATGGCGTCGGTGGTGTTGTTCCTTTCGCCTGCGCCGACGGCCGCGCCGTTCACGTGGGAAGGCGTCTACCGTGTCGAGGGTGCGAACCCGGGCGGCAAGAAATACGAAGGCTACGTGCAGGTCGCAGCGGTGCCGGAGACGGCGCTCTACGAGATCGCGTGGCTGACCAACGGGGCGGAGGAGCTCGTGCTGGGCGTCGGGTTCGAGTACGACGAACGCCTCGTGGTGACGGGGACCAACGTGCTGATGTTTGCCTCCTACAAGCGCAACGGTGACGGGCGCTGGTTGCTCCCGGGTGCGAAGAGTCCGCTGCCTGAGAAGTGGTCGCGCACGAAGTACAAGACGCTGAGCGAGGTGCCGCATCCGACGCCGACGAAACAGCCGCAGGCGGAGACCGTCGATGGGCGGGAGGCGTAGTCATGAACTTCCGCGCCTACGCTGAACAGATCTCCAACGTGCTGCTGGCGCGTGCTCGCCTCGCGAGCCGCGGCGGAATCACGTTCGACGGGAACCGCGACCTGTACTTGGCGCTGGGCTACGACCGCCTGATCACCGAGGAGCAGTACCGGTGGCGGTATCGTCGGAACGCGGTCGCCGGGCGTGTGGTCGAGGCGTTCCCCGAGGATACGTGGCGCGGTGGCGCAGACCTCGTGGAGGATCAGGACGAAACCAAGACCACGAAGTTCGAGGCCGAAGTGGAGGCCCTGAATCAGCGCCTGAAGATCTGGCCCTCGCTGCAGCTCGCGGACACAGTTGCAGGCATCGGTTATTACAGCGTGCTGTTGATCGGTGCGCCCGGCAAGCTCGATACACCGCTCCTTCGCGCACGCGCGGAGGACATTGCGTACTTGCAGGTCTACGCGAGCGAGGACGCCAAGATCGACGTCTTCGACAACGATGAGAACTCCCCGCGGTTCGGGTTGCCGGTGTTCTACACGCTCAAGCGGTCTACGTCGACCATCCAGGGCCACAAGAGCGTCTCCGCAACGGGCAAGCGGGTGCACTACTCGCGCGTGATTCACTTCGCCGACGGGCTGCTGGACGACCGCGTCTACGGGACGCCGCGCCTCGAGCGCATCTGGAACCTCCTCGATGATCTCGAGAAGGTGACGGGCGGAGGCGCCGAAGCGTTCTGGAATCGTGCGAACCAAGGAATGCAGATCGACATTGATCCCGACATGGACCTGGAGGACGACGCGGTCCAGGAACTCGAGGCGCAGGTCGATAACTACAAGCACAAGCTCGATCGCATCCTGCGCACGCGCGGCACCAAAATCAACATGCTCGGCAGCGATGTGGCGATGTTCAAGGACCCGGCGGAGGCGATCATCTCGCAGATCTCGACGGGCACGGGGATCCCGCAGCGCGTGCTGACGGGGAGCGAGCAGGGCAAGCAGGCGAGCGACCAGTACAGCGTGAAGTACTACCGCCGCGTGGAAGCGCGACGGTCAGGCTTGGCGGCGCCGTTCCTTGTGCGTCCGTTCATCGAGAAGCTGATCGAACTCGGGGCGCTGACGAAGCCCAAGCAGTACGAGATCGCGTGGTCGCAGTTGAAGACCAGCGATGATGACGAGAAAGCGGTCTACGCGGGGAAGCTCGCGAACCTGAACTCGGTCATGGGCGAGACCGTCGTCAGCCCGGACGAGATTCGCACGAAGGCGCTGGGGTGGCAGACGAAGAGTGATGCTGGCGTGAAGGACAAGCCCGCGCCGCCGCCGCCCGCGGTGCTTCCGCGAGACCCCGGCGCGTCAGGGATCACAGGTCCCGAGGTGCGAGACGCGGCCCGTGTGCGGAGGATCGACCGCGATCGGCGAGGCCTGATCACGGCC